ATATAGGTAAAGGTGTAGATAAAAAACTAGGTAATAATACCGAATGGGAAGGTTGGGGAACCGCACTCAAACCAGCGCACGAACCTATTGCAGTAGGACGTAAGCCTTTATCAGAAAGTTCTAATGTAAATAATGTATTGAAACATAGAACTGGTGGTATAAACATTGATGGGTGTAGAATAGAAGGTGGTAGATTTCCTGCCAATGTAATGCATGATGGAAGTGATGTAATTGTAAATCAATTTCCAAATACCAAGAGTGAAAAACTAACACCTGATATGAATATAAAGCCTAGCACAGGTTGGTCGGGTGGTTCTAGATCAGATAGAGTAAAGAATACCTTTAATGGTGATGAGGGTTCAGCCGCAAGGTTTTTCTATTGTCCAAAAACTTCTAAGACTGAAAGACACAGTAATCTAGATGATCACGAAACATCAGTTGGTGCAAATGGTAATAAGTGGACAGACCAAGATTACAGAAAAGGCGAAACTAAACCTACAACTGAAAGAAAGAATACACACCCAACTGTAAAACCAGTTGAGTTAATGAAGTACCTTTGTAGATTAGTTACACCAAAAGGTGGTACAGTTCTTGACCCATTTATGGGAAGTGGTTCTACAGGAATGGCTGCAAAAGACGAGGGGTTTGATTTTATAGGTATTGAAAAAGACGAAGAATACTTTAAGATTTGCGAATCACGAATAAAAATAACTTCACCACTTATGGATTTCATGTGAAATCGTGATAGTAATCACAAATTTATTTTAAAATAAAGCTCAAAAGCCCTTGACTTTGCTTTGTATATCATGTATAATGGTAACATAGAATAAAAAAAGAGAAGAGTTATGAGAGACTTATCCACCATTGCAAAACTACTTGCTGAAGAAGACATTTTGGTTCAACATATGAACCAAAAAACAGCATGTTTTGATGTTAAAAATAGAATACTTTCGCTTCCAATCTGGAAGGAAATGTCTAAACCAATTCAAGAGTTAATGACTATACACGAAGTAGGTCATGCTCTGGACACACCATTATCTTTGATAAAAGACTCAGAAAAACAAAACCTAGATTTTTCGGTGGTGAATGTTCTTGAAGATGTTCGTATTGAAAAATCTGTCCAAAAGAAATATCCCGGCTCAGTTCGTATTTTCAAAAAAGGTTATAAAGAACTGATCGCCATGAATTTCTTTGGAACTAATGAACTTAATGTCGATGAACTCAATCTTATCGACAGAATCAATCTACACTACAAACATCATTCAAATGTTCTTTTTTCTGACAATGAAAATGTTTGGGTTAAAAAAGCAAATCAAACGGTAACTGCTGATGATGTAATTACACTTGCAAAAGAACTAGTTGAATATATAGAAAACACCCCAGAGAGTCAGTCTAAACTACCCTCTGAGGACGATATGAAGGGGGCTGAGGACACGCAAGACTCTACCCCAGAGTCACAAGATGAAGATGAAAAAAACAATGATTCTGACAAATCTGAGGCGGTTTCTAAAGAAAATGGGGTTCAATCTAATGAAGATAAACCCAAAGAAAAAGAAACTGATGGTGATTCTGAAGAAGAAGTTACTGCTAAAAATCAATCTCAGGGTGGTAAAAATTCTGACAAAGAGATAATAATTACTGCTACTACTGATACTGCGTCAAAACGCATAGCTGATAAAATGTTATCTGATGATACAACTACATTTAGTTATGCGTATACTCCAAAATTGATACTTAAAAATATAATTGTTCCGACTAAAGACATACTAAAAGGATTTGATGAACACTATTCAAATCAAAGAATTGAGTCTGGTAGTGATTTATATTACGATTATACACTTGCTGAATTTGAAAAGGTTAAAAAAGATAATAAGAAAACTGTATCCTATATGGTTAAAGAGTTTGAAATGAAAAAGTCAGCTGATCTTTATGCGCGTTCTTCTTCTTCAAAAACAGGCACTCTTGATATGAGTAAGTTACACACTTACAAGTATAATGATGATTTATTTGCAAAAGTTACTACTTTGCCTGGCGCCACCAATCATGGTTTGGTTCTATTCCTTGATTGGTCTGGTTCTATGGCGAAAAACTTAGTTGGTACTCTGAATCAACTTTATACTATTATTTGGTTTTGTAATAGAACAAAAATTCCATTTGAAGTTTTTGCCTTTTCTGACAGGGGAAATATTCTTGAAAAACTTCAAGACAGAAAATATGAAGAAATACAAAAATTTAAACCTGATGATATTGATGTTGAAAAATTAAATCTTCTTCAGTTCTTTTCAAGTAAATTATCTTTACCCGACCAGAATAAAATGATGCACAATCTTTACATGATGGCTGCTAGATGGAGCCATTCTGATTGGGATACACATGGTTATCCTTACGCTTCACCCAGCAGATTCAGTTTATGTAGTACTCCATTAAATTCTACAATTATTGCTGCAATGGACATAATTCCTATGTTCCAAAAACAATCTGGCGTTCAAAAGGTTAATACTATTTTCTTGACTGATGGTGCTTCTAATTCATTGACACACAAATATGTTCTCAAAACTAATCAAGATGGTGAGGACTTTCAGTCAAAACAATTCTTTGGGAACGGTTACAGTTATTACTCAGGTGCTAATGCTGAACAAACTATTATTACTGATCCTGTTACTAGAAATAAAGTAATGAGTGGTGATTTTAAAGGTGCAGGAAGACAAGAGTTACAAACTACAATGTTGTTATCACTTCTAAAGAAAAGACTGCCTGATATGAATGTTGTGAATTTCTTTGTCGCTGGCGGTACTAATGGTAGAGTTAGTAAATCTACAGTTTTAGATATGACTCAGGATATATCATATGATACCGCAGCTGCTTGTGAATATATTAAGAAAGCAATGAAAACTTTGAGAAAAGATAACTGCTTGATTATTCCTAAAGGTCTAGGATTCGATAGTTTATATCTTTTGCCCGGCTTGAATGATCTAGATGCTGAATTAGAACTTGAAGTTGAATTCGGTGCAAGCAAATCACAACTGAAAAAAGCATTTGGTAAAATGTCAAAAGACAAGATAAGTGTTCGACCAATGCTAAATAATTTCATAAAAATGATTGCTTAGCCCTTGACATTACATTAAAAGTGTAGTATAATGGCTACATAAGATAAAAAAAGTTTTTAAATTTGAGATAGAGAGAGTATATTATGATGGTATTTACACCACAAAAACAAAAGTTTATTGATCGAGCAAACCAAATGTTTGGCGCTGGTTCAATTATTTCTAACCAAGAAGTGGTTCAGGCGTCTAAGTCTGCTGGTGTTCCAAAGGCTGGTTGGTTTAAGAAAAAATTTAAAGTTGGTTATAACAAATTTAAGTTACCGACTGAAAGTTCTCCAACTACTATTGTAGATGGAAAATCTGCTGATGTTCTTGAACAAACATCAGTATCATTGATTGCAACTAATATGGAAAAACAAAATTTAGTTCCTGTTCCCTTTGAAGGTTTCGTGCCGTGGGGTCATTTCAAAACACTAAAGCAGATTACTAAATCTGGTCTGTTTTATCCTTCTTTTGTTACCGGATTATCTGGTAATGGTAAAACATTGATGATTGAACAAATTCACTCTGATATGAAAAAAGAACTTATTCGTGTGAACATCACAATCGAAACTGATGAAGATGATTTGCTCGGTGGTTTTCGTCTAGTAAATGGCGAAACTAAGTTCGTGCCCGGCCCAGTAATTGAGGCAATGGAACGCGGTTGCACTTTACTTCTTGACGAGTGTGATCTTGGTTCTAACAAATTGATGTGCCTCCAGCCGGTTCTTGAAGGTAAAGGTGTTTACTTGAAAAAAGTTAACAAGTGGGTCACTCCTAAAGATGGTTTCAATGTGATGGCAACTGCCAACACTAAAGGTAAAGGTTCTGAAGATGGACGCTTTATTGGAACTAACATTCTAAACGAAGCATTTCTTGAAAGATTTGCAATCACTATTGAACAACCATACGCTAGTGCCGCGATTGAGAAAAAAATCATCATGGGTTCTATGAAAAAATATGGTTCAGTTGATGAAAATTTCGCAGATAACTTAGTCACTTGGGCTGAGGTTATCAGAAAGACTTTTTATGATGGTGGTATTGATGAAGTTATTTCAACTCGCCGACTTGACCATATTGCAAAAGCATATGCAATCTTTGGTGATAAATCTAAATCAATTGAACTTTGTGTTGCTCGCTTTGATGAAGACACAAAAGATTCATTCATGGATTTGTATAGCAAAATTGATGCGGGTATAAATCCATTAGAAGAATCAACTGATGATGAAGAAAATAGTGATCTAGAAACTTTGTTCTAAAAAAATGTTTATTCGGTTGTAATGTAATGTTACAATCGTTATAAATATAGTTGTGATGCCGCAAGGGTCACACACATAAATCTTGCTTAAATTAAAAAGGAGATAACTATTATGGTTACTACAAGCAAAAATATTACTATGAGTCTACTTGAGAGTATCAATCAACTCAATCCATATGCCGTAGGTTTTGAAAGGCAACTCAATCGTCTAAACAGCAACGAGTATACCCAACAAAAGTCTACAGGATATCCACCCTATAACATTCGTAAAACAGATGACTTTACTCATGTTATCGAAATGGCAATCGCCGGTTTCGGTAAAGATGATGTCGAAGTTGAAATCGCTGATGGGATACTTACTATTCGTTCTGTAAAAGAAACTGAAGCAAATTCGGAAGTTACAGATGGGTTACTTCATCATGGCATATCTTACAGAAAGTTTAATCGTAAGTTTACACTTGCTGATGATATTGTGGTGAATGAAGCTCTAATAGAAAATGGTCTTTTGACAGTTACTTTGGAACAAATTGTTCCAGAGGAAAAGAAACCAAGACTTATTAAGATAAAGTAAAAAAATCAAGAATGGGGTTGACAACAGCCCCATTCTTGTGTTACTATAGTAGTAACAACATTTAAAAAAGAGAATTATATTATGGGACTAAAAGTTCATGACTTAGAAACTGGCGAATTAAAAGACGGTGTAGTCGCAGAACCATCAAAAGATAGAAAATATGAGATACCTCCCTGCTCTCCAGAAGAATGGGAAACTATTGAACCAACTGAAAATGATATTAAAAATGTAAAAAATGCATTTCCAGATATGTGTGATGAAGACGAAATCTTGTTTCAAGCTAAAACCAAACGATATAGAAAAAACTTTGCTCAACGACATCGCGATGTATTTGAACAACACGAAAAAGATGGCACACTAGACAAACTTCCAAAAGATAACATGTTTAATCCTCATGCAAAACCAGCTGTTGGCACATCTGCGTCAAATCCTGCTTCCATGCAAATTGTAATGCGACCACGAAATGCTTTTCATATGATGAAGGTTGAACTTCCAGAAAATGTAATTGGTGACATCAATGGTTTTGTTGATGATACATTAATTCCTAATGATAAAGATTTATCTAATTCTTTAGTTGGACAAATCAATCGCACCGATAAATCAAAACAATTAGAGTTTGACCATAAAGATGAAAGTGTTGGTCAGATGTTAGGTGGTTTAATTGAAAATCTGGGTAATGCGTATTTACAAAATGCTTTGGATGGTAATAGTCATTGGACAAAACTAAAAGATGATGAAGAATACAAAACAAGAATAAGTAGTATGTGGACAGTCCATAGTTATGCGGGAGATTACAACCCTTTACACGATCATGGCACTGAAACAGAAATAGGACTATCTTGTATTCTATATCTAAAAGTACCAGAACAAATTGCAGCACTCCCCAATCCCGCTGAAGATTATTTTTGTAAAGGATTAAATGGTGCAAGTGGTTGTTTCGATGGATTTACATATTTCTGTTGGGGTGCTCATGGTATGCGTGATGCAAATATGTTACGGCCAGTGACAGAAGAATATGTCAAACCAGAAGTTGGAACTATGTTGATATTTCCATCATGGTTAAGACATTCTGTCAATCCATTTTTTGGAGAAGGCGAACGCAGAACTTTATCTGCTAATCTTAATGTAGATAAAAAGAAGAAGGTTATTAAATGATTGATTACAAATATAATGAACTTGCTGTTTTAGATGAACTGAAACAGTACATTGACTCTACTTATGATGCACACTATAGTAAGGATAAGTTCCAAGCTACAGAATTCATCATTGATGGTGGTCATGGTGAAGGTTTCTGTATCGGCAACATACTCAAGTATGCACAACGCTATGGAAAAAAGAACGGTAAGAACAGAGCAGATTTATTGAAGGTAATTCATTATGGAATTATCGCCCTACATGTCAATGATATGGAATGCAATGTTAGTGACCAAAGAAAAAAATCAGTTCGTAAAATCATGGGCGATCTACCTAAATGATTTATCAACTTTTTATATTGACACAAAGACTTCTTTGTGTTATAATGTATCTTACATTAAACGTGAAAATTCTAGGAGAATTTAAATAATGAAATTAAGTAACCATACAACTTCTGTGTTGAAGAACTTTTCAACCATTAATCAAAATTTAGTGATTAAGGAAGGAAATACAATTACAACAATGTCTGCAATGAAGAATATTATTGCCAAGGCTGAAGTGGAAGAAACCTTTCCCCAACAAATCGCGATTTATGACTTAAATGAATTTCTAGGCGCTCTGTCTTTATTTTCAAGTCCTATCTTAGATTTTGATGACAGCTATGTTATGATTAGTGAAGAAACTAAACCTTCAACTAAAATGAAGTATTTTTATTCTGACCCTTCTGTTGTTACAACTCCAACTAAAATGATTACTATGCCTTCTAATGAAGTCAAGTTTACTATGAGCAATGATGACTTGTCTAAACTAAAGCGTGCAGCTGCAGCCATTGGCGCACCTGACATGGTTTTGGAAAAAGATAGTTCTGTTTCATCTCTTACTGTAAAAGATAAGAAGAATGATACTGCGAATAACTATTCACTTGATATTGATACTGACAGTGAAGGAGAGTTTAACTTCTACTTTAAAGTAGAAAACATGAAACTTCTTGATGGTACTTATGATGTAGAAATCTCAGCTAAGAATATTAGTCACTACAAAAATAATAATACTGATGTTGAATATTGGATTGCACTTGAACCCGAATCAACTTACAAAGCATAAGTTAGGGATATTACATAATGGAAACATATTTATGGGTGGAGAAATACCGCCCAGCTAGAATAAGTGATTGCGTTTTACCAGATGAATTAAAGTCTACATTTTCTGAGTTTGTTAAAGATAAACATATACCAAATCTAATATTATCAGGCGGGCCGGGCGTAGGTAAAACTACTGTCGCAAAGGCAATGCTTGAAGAAATTGGTGCGACCTATATGATGATTAACGGTTCAGAAGAATCTGGTATTGATGTCCTGAGAACAAAAATCAAGAACTTTGCTTCTACTGTATCCCTTGAAGGTGGAAGAAAGTATCTCATTATAGATGAGGCAGACTATCTAAATTCACAATCTACTCAACCCGCTTTGCGTGGTTTCATGGAAGAATTTCACAAGAACTGTGGATTCATTCTTACTTGTAACTACAAGAACAGATTAATACCACCACTACATTCTCGTTGTAGTGTTATTGAATTTCTTCTTCCTAACGAACAGAAACCTAAACTTGCAAACAATTTCTTTGCAAGAGTGCAAGAAATTCTGACTCAAGAAAAGGTAGAGTTTGAACCTAAACCTGTTGCAGAACTTGTATATAAGTTCTTCCCCGACTGGCGTAGAGTGTTGAATGAACTACAACGATACTCTGTATCTGGTAAGATTGATGCTGGTGTTCTGGTAAATCTATCTGAATCAAATATTAATGAACTGATGACATCTCTTAAAAACAAAGAGTTTACAAAGGTTCGTGAGTGGATTGTTCAGAGCTTAGACAATGATGCTGTGCGTGTTTATAGAAGCATCTACGATAGTCTATATGACCACTTAGATGCTAGTACTATTCCTCATGCGGTTGTTATCATTGCTGACTATCAATACAAGGCTGCTTTTGTTGCTGACCAAGAAATCAATCTACTTGCTTGCATGACAGAGTTGATGGGTCAGGTTAAGTTTAAATGATTAGAACTAAGCTTTCAACTAGGGAAATAACTTCTCTAGATACTTACAATTTAAAAAATGTGCCAAACGACAAGATAGCAGAACTGATTAAATCATCTGGCGATTTACAAGATCATAAAACAAATCTGAAATGTGATATGACTTCTTGGTCGTTTCATAAGGAAAATGAATTAATAGTAAAGCTAACTGATGTAATCACAGAAATAATAAATGAAGATACGAAACCCTTTAAACATGTATTGCTAGATTGCTGGGGTGCTGTTTATCGTAAAGGTGAACATGCTATACCACACTTTCATTTGCCCTGTTCACTGAGCTTTGTCTATTGTGTAAAAACACCGAAAGGAAGTAGTCCATTAGTTTTTGATAATGCGTTTGAATACGACAAAAAGAAAAAAAACTCTAAAAATAAACCTTTTTGTATACACCCTAAAGATGGGCAGCTGATAGTTTTTACATCAGATACTACTCATAGTGTTCCTAAAAGCACTATTGACGAAGAACGAATAGTCATTGCAGGCAATTACTTTTACTTGCCAGAAAGAGAATTTGCATTTACACCATCATTTACAGAAACATGGTCTGCATCAGCAAATGAATTATTAAGCGCAAGATTTGGAGGTAAAAAATGACATACGATTTAAAAGATTACCTCAAAGAAATCAATACAGATAAAACACCTCTGATGGATTCAGAAGATGAAATGTGGGAAAAGAAATATCCCCCATACATTGTAAATAAATGTCTGGCTCCATTTCTAGACACCATTCATCTTGTTAATGAAATGAATGTTAACTGCCACCTTGACCATAAACTTCAATTTGATTTTCTTCTAAATAGTCTAAGAGCAAGGAAAAGATTTACTCCTTGGCTGAAGGCGAGTAAAATAGACGATCTAGAGTATGTTAAAGAGTATTATGGTTATAATAATGAAAAGGCAAAGTCTGCTCTTAAAATACTTAATGATGAACAGATAAAGGCTATCAAAGATAGTTTGAATAAAGGTGGAAGAAATGGAAAGCATTAACTGGAAACAGGAGCATATGCTTGAAGTCGTACTGAAAGAACCAGACGATTTTTTAAAAGTACGAGAGACTCTATCTCGTATTGGCGTTGCTTCAAGAAAAGAAAAAATACTATATCAATCCTGTCATATCCTACACAAACAAGGTAAATACTTTATTGTACACTTTAAAGAATTGTTTGCATTGGACGGCAAAGAAACTAATTTATCAGAAAATGATATTGCAAGGCGTAACACAATCTCAAAGTTATTAGGGGATTGGGGATTGGTAGATATTAAGGGAGATTTAGAACCTATTGCTCCTCTTAGTCAAATTAAAATTATTTCATTCAAAGAAAAAGATGAATGGACTCTTGAAACTAAATACAATATAGGCAAAAAGAGAGAGAGTTAACTTGGAACAATTTAAGACATTTATTACAGAACAAGTAACAAGAAGTGAAATTCAAGTTGTTGTTCTGACAAAGGTTGATGCTGACAACAAAACTAATGTTAGTAATATGATTGACAAAGAATGTGCAAAAAGAAACATTACTTGTCATATTATTAACATTGAAGATGCTTGGGTTTCAAAAAATGACTTAGATAAAGGTACTTTGCACATATCAAACATTGATGGTGAAGATACCGAAGCTAAACTTGAACTTTCAAAAACCATTTGTTTTGTTCGTGCAGGAGCTCTAAAAGACGAAACCGGATTAGCAATATTATCTACATTCCAAAATGCCGGTGCATTTATGATAAACACTAGAGATAGTATGTTGACTTGTGATAACAAAATGTCTGCATATATTTCTTTTGAAAGAGATAATATTCCAACACCAAGAACTGCTCTTATTTCAAATGAAAAGGGATTGCTTGCCGCACACGAAAGACTAGGTGGTAATTTTCCTGCGATTATGAAAACAATTACAGGAACACAGGGTATTGGTGTTTCAATTGTTGAATCTGAAAAAAGTATGGTTTCTGTTGCACAATCACTTTGGAAGTTTGGCGCATCACTTTTGCTCCAAGAATTCTTAAAATTTGATTTTGATGTTCGTACAATAGTAATTGATGGTAAAGTTTTGGCATCAACCAAAAGAACTCAATCAAAGGAAGACTTTCGTTCTAATAGACACAGAGGTGCAACCACTGAAGGTTACAAACTATCAAAAGAAGAACATAAGATAGTTTTAAACGCAGCTCGTTCTGTTGGTGCTTACATGGTAGGTGTAGATCATGCGATAGTTGATGGTCAAATTTATGTCCTAGAATGTAATGGTAGCCCCGGCCTCGGTTCAAACTTTGGACTTTATGATATAACTAAAAGAGATGAAACCTATATTGGTAAGGTTAAATCAGAAAACATAATGAAAAGTTTGTTTGATTATATTACCCAAGATAACCACAGAAGACACTCATTTATAAAAGAATCTGGTTACGCTGAAAGAATTGATGTTCATGGGTACGGCCCAATTAGAGGAAAATTTGATACAGGAAATGGAACTAATGCGTCTATGTTTGTTGTAGACAAAATTGATGTTTCTGGTAAAAGTGTTAGATGGGAAAAAGACGGCAAGAAGTTTACAAGTAAATTACAAGGTATGTCTTACCCAGAACATGTTGATAAAATTGATGAAAGACCAATTGTCTTTGTTAATATTACTTTCAACAATAAATTATATAAGGAAGTTCCAATAGGATTGACAACAAAAGATTCTAAAAGTACCTTTCTTATTAATAGGGAGTTATTGACTAGATTTAAAGTTAATATAAATCCCAATAGGAAGTTTGTTTTGTCTGATTGGATTGACCGATACGATAAAAACGACAAAGATACAAATACTATTTAATTAAGGAAAAAAAATGAAGCGAATGATAATTGATGTACTAAGAAAAAAATACGAATACGAAATAGCTGTTAGTAAAACCAATATTGAACTTTATAAAGATGGCAATGCTCCTGTCGGTATGAGTAGTAATGTAGTAGATGCTGTTCATAGGGAAATAATTAATCTTGCAGTTGCAAGAGATCATCTTGAAACTTTAGACAAAGAGTTTCCCATAGTACCAAAAACTCAAACTCTTGGTGAAACATATAACGATCAAATAAAGTCTTGACATTTACCCCAAAGGGCAGTACAATTATACAATGAATCCTGTGATAGAACTTTTGAAAAACTTCAAATTATTTCAGAATAACTCTTGACAATCCAACAACAACTTGGTATAATGTAAGTAATGGGAACTATGAGCTTGAATGATTATATGGAACAATTAGTTGCATGATTAAAACCCTTTTAGAAAATCATATTGAAAAGAACGCACCAGATAGTGAGATTGCCGTCTTGCTATCTGGCGGTGTTGATTCTATATCAGTAGCCTTTGCAGCTGCTAACTTAGGTAAAAAAAATCATGCATATAGTTTTCGTTTGGATACTCACACCTCTTACGATTTTGAAAAGGCCAAAGAAATTGCAAAACAATTTGATTGGAAATTTACTGAAATTATAATTCCAACTAATAATCTAGTTAAAGACTTTCACAGACTAATCGAACTTGGTTGCAAATCTAAAACAAGTGTAGAATGTACTTACGCCTTTTTGTATGTTTATCCTCAAATATCACAGAAATATGTTATTTCAGGTTGGGCTGCAGATGGATACTATGGAATTAGTAAAAAGGCTCAAATTAATTACAAACACACACAAGAATTATTTGATGAGTTTAGGGATAATTACTTTAAGCCTGATAAGTGTGCAAATTATATCTGGCACAAAAAAGTATCTGATGCCCATAGAAAAATATTTATTACACCATACCTTGACGATTCAGTTAAACAATTCTTTTATAGTAAGAGTTGGGACGAACTGAATAAGCCCCTTCAAAAGCACCATGTAAGAAATGCGTTTGATGAATTTAAATTGATAGGAAATGTGAAAAAACACTTGAACTTACAGATAGATTCTGGTATAATAGACTTGTTCGATAAATTAATTGATAATAAAGAAATCAATTTTAAAAATAGGACAAGGGTGATGGATATTTGTCGTGATTGGAGCATGCTAAATAATACATCAACACTAGAAGGATTTATGAAATAATGAAATATAAACCATATAATTTAAAAGACGTATATGATGCGTCTGCACAAGAAAAATTTAAAGTTATCTCCACCTTTGCAGGAGGTGGTGGCAGTTCCACAGGCTACCGTCTTGCGGGTGGTAAAGTTCTTTGCGTCAATGAGTTCGTTGAAGAAGCTGTAAATACTTACAAAGAAAACTATCCAGACACACCAATTTTATCTGGAGACATTAAAGCACTCACTGGCCAAGACTTTTTAGATGCGGCAGGTGTCGGTGTAGGTGAGATTGATATCCTAGATGGAAGTCCACCATGTTCTGCATTCTCTGTGGCGGGTAAGTTATCACACAATTCACTCGAAGAAGAACGAGTCGACCTTTTTGGAAATGTCACTCTTGAAAAGGTCAGTGGAAAACATAGTGATGGGTGGAATCAGACTAAGAATTATTCTGATGGTAAGACTGTAGAAAACATCGAAGACTTGTTTTTTGAGTTTCTGCGTATTGCAGAAGAAATCAAACCTAAAGTAATTATTGCAGAGAATGTAAAAGGATTGACTATCGGTGAAGCTCGTCAGATGTATAACAAGATTCTAAAAACCTTTGAAAGTATTGGATATGATGTCTGTGCCCAAGTTCTAGATAGTAGGTATTATGGAGTATCACAAACCAGAACAAGGGTTATCTTTATTGCGGTTCGTGAGGATGTTGCTGAAGCTGTAGGATTGAACTTTATGACCCTATCAAGCATATTTCCAGAACCAAGTCGTGAGACTATTCCAGTAAAAGATGTAATGATTGATTTAGAATATGATAAAGAAGAAGTAAAATATCTAACCGAGAAGTTTACTAATACTGCATACTGGAAACAAACAGGAAGTATTATGCCAATTGACCCCGAAAAGGTTCTTACTGGCGGTGATTATCACCCTAAAGGACACCACTTCAATCTAAAACGTGTGTCGCAATATGCGCCAGCACCAACTTTAACTGCAATGGGTAGTGCTGATACAACTGCTGGTGCATTTCATTGGATTGAACCACGCAAGCTGACACTAGGTGAACTAAAAAGAATACAATCACTACCAGATGATTTCAAGCTTACAGGTAAGTGGAATCAGAAATCTGAGAGGATAGGAAGAATGGTTCCCCCGATTATGATGGAAAAAATTGCAACATCTGTTTATGAGAAAGTATTGGAGAAATATAATGGTTGATTTTACATTTGCACACAGAGAAGAAGGTTTCGATGAACATATTGACAAATCAATTCGTGGTTACAGTTACTTGCTTGATGATGTGGTGTCACTATCACGACATTTTGTTGAGAACGATACTAATGTTTATGATATTGGGTGTTCTACTGGCAAAATGACACAGAGATTGGTTGAAGCTAATTTTGACCATTGTACTAATGCAAAATGGTATGGTATTGAGATTGCTGATGGGTTTCAAGAAGAACTTAAACTGCGTCACGCAGAAATAAATAAGACTGTCAGACAATTGTTAGGTGTGGGTGAAAGTAGTAAAACAAAGGTATACTTTCATCAGCAGGACATTCGCAACACAATAATTAAAAACGCATCACTAGTAACATCTATCTTTACTTTACAGTTTATGCCCAAGAAGGATAGACAGAATGTTATTGACTCCATTTGGGAAGGTCTTAATGATGGTGGTGCATATATTTTTGCAGAAAAGACAATCTGCGAATCAGCAAGACATCAAGATATGTTGACATTTAATTATTATGACCACAAAAGAAAATCATTTACTACAGATGATATTATGAATAAAGAAGTTACTTTGCGTTCAATGATGAAACCAAATACATGGGCAGAGATACAAGAAATGTTACTAATGGCAGGATTTCAAGAGGTTCAACCCTTCTGGAGAAATCATATGTTCGTTGGTGCAATTGCAATTAAATAGGAGAATATAATGGATGATGACCTTACAGTTAGTAAGTTTGAAGAATATGTTAGTTTTGTTGATGCGGTGAGTAGTGAATCTACTCAATCGACTAAAAGTCTAATTGACACAATTGGTATAATGGAAGAACAAGGTGCAAAGGTATCACGACTACTTACTGCCGGAATAGGACTTTCTGGTGAAGTAGGAGAGCTGAATGATATTATCAAGAAGGTAGTCTTTCAAGGTGCTGAATATGATGATTACACCAAGTTGCATCTCAAGAAAGAACTAGGAGATATTTGCTGGTATATGGCTCAGGCCTGTATGGCACTTGACACCTCGTTTGAAGAAATACTAGACATTAACATCGAAAAGTTATCTGATCGCTACCCCGAAGGATTTGATGCTTTACGATCTGCAAGTAGAAAAGAAGGAGACATTTAAATATGAGTGATTTTTTAAAGGATATTATTAAACAAACAGGTAATGAATACGCATCACTAGTTTCTGATGGTGTAGAAGCAGGAGATTGTGATTCGTTTATTGACACTGGAAGTTACATTTTCAATGCGTTATTATCCGGTAGTATCAATGGTGGATTACCAGCTAATAAGATAACAGCGATTGCTGGTGAAAGTGCCACAGGTAAGACTTTCTTTGTAATGGGTATGGTCAAAGCGTTTCTCGATGAAAATCCTGAGGCGGGTGTTTTGTACTTTGAATCAGAAAGTGCGATTACAAAATCAATGGTAGTTGATCGTGGAATTGACCCTAAAAGAATGGTTATCATTCCTGTCACAACAGTACAAGAATTTAGAACACAAGCACTTAAAATATTAGATTCATATCTCGCAAAGAAAGAATCTGATAGGCGTCCAATTATGATGGCACTTGATTCATTGGGTATGTTATCCACTACCAAAGAAGTAGAAGATACTTCTGATGGTAAAGAAACACGAGATATGACAAGGGCTCAAGTTCTTAAAGCTGCATTTAGAGTATTGACTTTGAAACTTGGTCGTGCAAAAGTACCTATGGTTGTTACTAACCACACTTATGATTCAATGGGATTATTCGCCACGAAAGAAATGGGTGGTGGTTCTGGACTGAAATACGCAGCTTCATCTATTATATTCCTATCTAAGAAGAAAGATAAGGACGGTACAGAAGTTGTTGGTAATATTGTTCATTGTAAGAACCATAAGTCACGATTGACCATTGAGAACAAAATGGTTGATGTTCGTCTGTCATATGAAAAAGGACTTGATAGATACTACGGACTATTGGAACTAGCTATCAAGTATGATATATTTAAACAAATATCAACTCGCATAGAACTTCCTGATGGTACTACACAGTTTGCCAAAACGATTAATAACAATCCAAAAAAATACTTTACAGAAGATGTGATGCAACAACTTGACGCTGCAGCTAGTAAAGAGTTTAAGTATGGTCAAACAGATGTGCTTCTTGAAGATGAAGTAGAGGAAGAATCTGAAAGTTAATGGATAACTATATTAGAAAGTATGACAATGTAGTGACCGATGATTTCTGTGATGGTTTGATTGAAAAGTTTGAATCCCACCCAGAACATCAAGAGAAACTATCTCAGGGCTTAATGTCTTTAACACACCTTGAAATGATGCGTCCAGACACACAAGTCTGGAACAAAGACATTATGTACCTTGTAGATATTTTTAAGCAAAATGTCGCGACATACAAAAAGGATTGCAAGATTGAGCCAGTAATGTGGCCCAATAAATACTCAGTTGAATCATTTAGAATAAAACGGTATTTACCAGATGATGTTGACCAATTTGGGCCTCATGTAGATTCAAAAGATTCAAATACTTGCAAAAGATTTCTTAGCTTCTTTTTATATCTAGATAACAACGATAGTGGTTCAACTATGTTTCCACAAATGGATATAACATCAGAGTGCAAGAAGGGAACACTGTTAATGTTTCCACCGCTGTGGCCTTGGCTACATGCTGGAGAAAAACCAGTCAATAAACCAAAATATATATTAGGGAGTTATTTAAAATATGTCTGAGTTATTAGACCAATTCGGTCAACCAATTAGAAGTAAAACTGCTGATGCACCTACTAGTTTACCAACAGTAGAACAAATTCTACAAGACCCCATCACAAAGAAATTTCTTTTTCTTAACACCAAAGAAGAACCAGATGTTACTTGCATTGGTCTTACAGATGAAACAGATTATTCTGGTGTCGTCTATAAGTATGGCCAAGTCACTATTCCAGATGAATCTAAAATAGTTGATGGAGAAGCATTGCGTTTAGAGTTTAAATATGATATAATAGAGAACAATGGATACGACAAAGAAAAGTTTGGAGAAGATTTCTTTAAACTTATTGGAGATATTCTATACCATATTATTATAACTCAAGCAGAGGATGGATCAATTGACGAACCAAACGATAGAACGGACAGCGTTAAGTAATTTAGTCCATAATGAAGAATATTGCCGAAAGGTATTACCATTCATTAAACCAGATTATTTTGCTGTCAAAGAAGAACGAGTCGTCTTTGAAGAAATTACAAGTTTTGTTGATAAGTATCGAAAGATGCCAACAAAGATTTCTTTAGAGATTGAGATTGAAACTCGTAAAGATTTAACCGAAAACGAACACCAAAAGATTGTAGAGATTCTCAAAACACTTGATGCAACAGATGTTGATATGGAGTGGTTGGTTGATACTACTGAAAAGTTCTGTAAAGATAAGGCGATTTACAATGCAATTGTTGAAGGTATATCAATTATTGATGGAAAAGATAAGAATCGTGGCGCAGACTCTATACCAAGTCTGCTCACAGATGCCCTTGCCGTATCTTTTGATAATGCTGTTGGTCATGATTACTTTGACGACAGCATCGCAAGATTTGACTTCTATCATAAAATAGAAGAACGCATACCATTTGACCTAGAGTTTTTCAACAAGATTACAAAGGGTGGATTACCACAGAAGACTTTGAATATTGCACTGGCTGGTACAGGTGTTGGTAAATCTCTGTTTATGTGTCACATGGCTGCAAACTGTTTATCTCAAGGTAAGAATGTACTCTACATAACTTTAGAAATGGCTGAGGAACGCATCGCAGAACGCATTGATGCAAACCTACTAAATGTTTCTATGGAAGACTTGCACGATCTACCAAAGTCTATGTTTGAAAACAAGATTAAGAAAATTCAGAAAAAGACTAATGGTAAGTTAATTATCAAAGAGTATCCAACTGCATCTGCTCACTCTGCACACTTTCGTGGTTTGCTCAAAGAACTATCAATCAAAAGGTCTTTCAAACCAGATATGATTTTTATTGACTATCTAAATATATGTGCATCAAGTAGATTGAAAGGTGCAGCTAATGTCAACTCTTACACTTATATCAAGAGTATTGCAGAAGAACTTAGAGGACTTGCCGTTGAAACTAATGTACCGATCATGTCAGCAACACAGACAACGAGAGGTGGATTCACTTCAACAGACATTGGACTTGAGGACACATCTGAATCATTTGGTTTACCCGCGACAGCAGATTTTATGTTTGCTCTCATATCTAATGAAGAACTTGATGGATTAAACCAAATTGTAGTAAAACAACTCAAAAACCGATACAATGACCCTACTATGAATAAAAGATTCGTTTTAGGTATTGACAGAAGTAAAATGAGATTGTATGATGTAGATAATAGAGAACAAGAGGACTTGGTAGATAGTGGTCAAGATAAACCAGTATTTGACAATACAAGCTTTGGATCAAAATCTACAGCCGATAAACGCATGGCTGCATACAACGATTTCAAGGTTTAATCTCTTATAAATAGTATATAAACTATATGTAGATGGAGTCATTGAAGTATGTCGTTACGAAAGTCTGTTCGTCAACTTAGACCTATTCAGGAAAACTTTACTGCACCTGTAGATAAAGTTCAGTCTTTTTTATCTGAAGCTAAAATGCCAGCAGCAGATTGGGAAAAAGTAATTTGCGTGGCATATAATATGAAAAGTGGTTTGTCAGAAGAAGATGCCATATCTGCTGCTGAAATAAGTGAATTTAAACCCAAACATCAAGAAGTCCTTCCAATTGGTCAAAAGATAGTAGAAAATTCTTTTGGTAATCCATCTAACATTATGACACACTATGGTCAGGGAAAAGGAACTTTGACTAAAGAGTGGGATAATTACTTTATAAAGATGACGGGCAAATCTGCATCATCGCCAACAAAAACACCTAAAACAGATATGAAACTGACAGGAAAAAATATTAGTCTTAAAAAATATGGTGGTTCTCAATTAATGTCTGGTGGTCAATCTGAAACTCTTGCCACATTAGGATTTGCTTATGATAATGCACCAGATAGTATTAAATCAAAATCATTTGATACAGCATGGAATAAATTAAATAAAGATATAGAAAAACAATATGTTTCTTTTAAGTTACCAGCTGGTGGTCAGATTGGTAAAATTTCTACTGGCAAAATAAAAGTTGATACAAAATTAAAAAACTTGGTTAAAGATTCTTTGACTAAACAATCAGCTATGACAAATGCTCTTAATGAAATTTTTCAAACTAATGAAATTAAGAAAGAAGTTGTGAGAGAAGCTATGTCTGGAAAAGCTAAGTTTGCAGATAAAGAATCTACAGCAACTCACATGATGAAATTTGATGATGATGGTTCAAGCGATTTTATCGCTATAGATGAAAAATTGGTTAATAGTTATACAAGTAAAACTAAATTTAACATATCGTTCAAAACTTCTGGCACTGGTGGTCGTGCTTGGACTGCTTTAAAAGGTATTTACAAAGAAGAAAATGAAATACTTGATAATATTATAACAGAAAGTATTAGGGAAACAGATAAAGAAATTTTACAAGAAAGTGTTTTTTCTAAAGCTGTAAAAGTAGTTAAAAGTTGGATTTCGAGATTTCTTAATAAAGTGTGGAATAAAATAAAAGCATTTTTAATTAAAGGTTTAGATGTTGCTTTAGATTTACTTGGTGTAAAAATTACTGCATCTGGTGATGGATATAAATTTGGTGGATTTTAAATGATATCATTCACACAATTAACAGAAGACAAGGGTGGTAAGAACTTACACCTAGAGCATCTGGAAGATGAAATCCTTAACTATGGAGTTGATGGTGGTAGAGCTGCAATCAACTTCCTACTTTCACTAAGAGATATGCTTGCTGGTAATGCTCGGTCTTCAATTAACATGACTGTCAAATGGGATGGTGCGCCTGCGATATTCGCTGGTATCGACCCAGAAGATGGTAAGTTTTTTGTTGCGAAGAAATCAGTATTTAATGTCAACCCTAAACTATACAAATCAAATAAAGAAATAGACGATGACCTATCAGGGACACTCAACGAAAAATTTAAAGTTGCATTAGCAGAGTTTTCAAAGCTTGGTATTAAAAATGTATTGCAGGGTGACCTTATGTTCACCAATGATGTGAACACAGATACCATTGATGGTGTTAATTACTATACTTTCCAACCTAATACTATTGTTTATGCTGCACCTGTTGATTCTGATCTTGGTAAGAGTATTAACAACGCAAAAGTTGGTATCGTTTGGCATACCACATACACAGGTAAAGCATTACAAGATATGAAAGCATCATTTGGTGCAGACATTAGAGGACTGAAAAACCTGTCTTCAGTTTGGATGGACGATGCAACTTATAAAGATGTATCAGGTAGTGCTACAATGAACTCAAAAGAAACAGCTGCGGTAACTGCTGCATTGTCTTCTACTGGTTCTACTTTCAAAAGAATTAACGCAACACAACTAAAGAAGTTTCTTAATCTACAGGAAAGTATGACAGGTGCAATCGCTGGTGCATCACTCAAGACATACAATAACAGCAAGGTTCGTGCGGGAGAGAAGATTACTAATCCCAAAGCACACGCAAAAGGATATGAAAAGTGGGTTGAGATGTCAATCCAGAAACAGATTGATAAAGCAAAGAGTGTTGCTGGTAAAGATAAATATACTAAAATACAGAAAGAATATGTACGAGAAGTAGGAAAACATACTAATAATTTGATACAAATCATTACATTTCAGAACTATTTGGTTGATGCAAAATCACAGATTGTAAATAAACTAAATAGTGTAAAGGGATTAACAAATACCTTTATTAAGACCGCAAATGGATTTAAAGTAACTAACCCAGAGGGTTATGTTGCTATTGATAGAGTCAGTGGTGGTGCTGTTAAACTAGTGGACAGAATGGAGTTCTCGTTTAACAACTTTACTGCAATTAAGAGCTGGGATAAATGAAAAATTTTAGAGATATTGTAGAGGTTCGTGGGGATATAGCTGTATTTACCTTTGGTAGATTCAATCCACCGACTACGGGCCACGAAAAACTCATAGATGCACTTGCAAAACAACAATCTAATAACGCTGGTTCTGCGATGTATGTGTATCCATCACATTCGCAAAACGCTAAGAAAGACCCATTACCTCATGCACTAAAAATTGCATATATGAGGAAAATGTTTCCAAAATATAAAGGCAATATCACAGTAAGCAAATCAAGAACTGCTCTTGAAGCCGCAGTAGAGTTGCACAAAAAAAGACATCGTTCTATTGTAATGGTTGTTGGTTCTGATAGAGTCACAGAGTTTAATACTCTCCTCAATAAATATAATGGTGTAGATTCTAAACATGGTTTTTATAGTTTTGATGATATCAAAGTTGTGTCTGCTGGTGAACGCGACCCAGACGCAGAAGGTGTTTCGGGTATGTCTGCGTCTAAGATGCGAGCTGCAGCATCTTCTGGTGATTTTGATTCATTCAAAACTGGTGTTCCGTCTACCTTTAAAGATTCACTAAAACTCTATAACGATGTTCGTAAGAATATGGGCATTCGCGAAGAACGAGATATGGGTGAGATGACAGACTTTGAAACACTCAGAGATTTGTATCTTACCGGCAAACTTTGGAATGTGGGTGATATTGTAGAATCTCATGGTCACGAAGGTAAAGTTATTAACAAAGGTACAAACTATTTAACATTTGTATCAGAAGATGGTAAAGTGCATAAGACTTGGTTACACGATATAGTAGAACGAGACTATAAAAAAGAATACGCAAATTATCAAGGAACACCAGAACAGATTGCAAGACGCTCTTCAAGAAACAAAGCTCGTAGAATTATGGGTGACAAAGCAGTAGAGGGTAAAGATGTAGGACATAAAGACAATAATCCTCTAAACAATGACCCCTCTAATTTGAAAATGGAAGACCCATCAAAGAATCGTAGAGAACCAAGATTAAGAGAAGTAAAACAAGACAAAGAGATTAAAGATAAGAAAGGTACTCAACCCGCAAAGTATTATAGTGATATGGCAAAGTCTACTAAAGACAAACGTGCCGCACACTTCAACAAAAAGAAAGCAGGGCCAGCGCCCGGCGATGCATCAGCTAAAACTAAACTATCTACTCACACTAAAGACTTTAAGAAAATGTATGGTGAGGCCTCTATAGATGAAGTAAGAGCAAAACAAGCAGTCAATTCTCGTGGTAAGGTTCAGAAACTTGTAACTGCACATGGTCTTAAATTTAAAGGTAAAGTATATAAAGAAATAGACATGGAGTTGGTAAAAATTAACAACTCTACTGAAATAGTTACATTTAATATTATTCATCCAAAAGAAATCTTTGGTAATGAAGTTAAACTTCCATTTAAAACTATTAGAAGAGGCCCATTTATGGCAACCGATACTTCTAAAATAAATGAAGTTCTTGGTAAAGACGCAGACATGGGTGATTACATTGATGATTTCGAGAAGTCTGATTCTCCACAGTTTAAAGGTAAGTCTAAAGAAAAACGCAAAGAAATGGCAATCGCTGCATTTTTATCAAAGAATGAAGCAACCGACTATGGTATGATTCCTAAGAAAAATAAAAAAGGACACGAAGTACTTGGTACTGGAGGCCCTTTTGCTGCTGGTGAAGAACTGACCACAGAAGCAATAGAAGCTCTTACAAAGAAAGCTAAAAAAACTGGTATGTCATACAGCATTCTGAAGAAAGTATACGATAGAGGAATGGCTGCATGGAAGACAGGACATCGGCCCGGCACAACTCCACAACAATGGGCATTTGCAAGAGTTAACTCTTTTGCTACTAAGTCTGCGGGTACATGGGGCAAAGCAGATGCTGACCTTGCAAAACAAGTTCGTGGAGAATCAGTAGAAATATGCTGTGATGATTGTGTCACCGAAGAAAATCCTTGTTGGGATGGTTTTAAACAAGTTGGTATGAAAACAAAAGGTGGCAAACAAGTACCAAACTGTGTTCCAGAGGAAACAGAAATATCAGAAAAAACTTTAGGTAAGATGGTATTTGATGCAATTTACAAAATCTCTCACCCACAAGAATATGACGCAGTTGTTAAAAGATATGCAGAGTTAGTAAGGGATAATCCACAAAAAACTCACAGTAATGCTGCTGCAACTGCGGTTAAACAGTTTAAAACAAAGATAGATGCAAGAGCTTTAGTTGCATATATTAACAAATTAGTTGTTCAGAAGAAATTACCGAAAGAACTAGCCGCAAGTTTTAAAGTCAACCAATCAGAATCCCTAAATAGTTGGGGTGAAATAACAGAAACCGACAAGAATAGTGGTAAAGAACTTAATAATCCCACAAAAGGTGATGTTAAGAAATACAAAGTCTATGTTAAAAATGATAAAGGAAATGTGGTCAAGGTAGAATTTGGTGATCCAAATATGGAAATCAAACGAGATGACCCAGAAAGAAGAAAAGCATTCAGAGCTAGACACAATTGCGATCAGAAAAAAGATAAAACTACAGCAGGATATTGGTCTTGCAAGTTTTGGTCTGGCAAATCTGTAACCGATTTAATGAAGGGATAGGAATATGAGCACAGTTAGAATGTCAGAGTTATTGGAACAAGCGAGATCGTTTGATTCCAGTAAGTTAAAACCACAAACAACATCGTGGGCTCCTTTACAAGAAGGTGTCAACGAAGCAGTATCTCCTGAACAACAGGCTGCAATTGCAATCTCTAAGAAAAATAAATCTAAAAATAAAGACGAAGAAACTGAGATTGAGGAAAGCGGTCATACAGATGTTGCTTCTGCAATAACTAATGTTAAGGTTGCTATGTCAGCTCTTACAAAGATGTCTGGTGAACTTTCTAAGTTGAGTCCAGAAGATTCGCTTCCCTCATGGTGGACAAACAAAGTCGCAGTCGCAGTTGATAAACTAGACGGTATGGCAGACTACCTTGATGCGAAAGTAGAATCTGTTAAACTTGATGAGTTAGTGCCTACAAGTCGACACGTTGGCAAGAGTAAAAAGAATAAAGACATGTTCGCTGTGTTTGATACAAATGGCGAAGAAGTAAAACTATTTAAAGATGAAGATGATGCTAGAGAATATTCTCTTAAAAACCATGATAAGTTGATGGGTCATGATAAAAAACCATTTAAGAAAGAAGAAGTTGAACCTGATACTATGAATCCAAGAGATCATGTTGCTAAGAGTAAAAAGAACCCAGATATGTTCTGTGTGTTTGATACAAAAGGTAATGAAGTAAAACTATTTAAAGACAGAAAAGATGCTGAGGAATATGCAATTAAGAATCACGATTCATTAATGAGTGAAGAAGT